CAACAAAACATTCACAACGCTCAGACAGCAGAGCCCAACCCAGGCAGACCTGACCCAGTAAGCAAAGGCAACATGATGCCTGGATCAGACAGAGTAATGCGTCCACCAGTGGATGAGATTGCTCCAGCCATAGCCGCAGTGGGCAGAGGCGTTGCCAAAGGCGTTGGAGCAGTGGCCAAGGGCGTGGGTAGCATGGCTAAAACTGCTGGTACCAAAATGGCTATCAACAAAATGCAGGATCAGATTGCTGACGACGAAGCCAACGAAGAGAGCATTAGAGAAGCCGTCAACGTGCAATCAATCAAAGACGAGGTCATGGGCGCAGTTAGATCAGGCAACCCCAGAGAGATGAAGCGAGTGAGCGATACTATCGCCAAGCGTATTTCAGACCTCATGGATTTGCGTGGCACTGCCGGCAAGGAAGTAGATGCTGAAATTATGACAGCATTGCCCGTACTCAAGAAAGCACAAATGATGCTCAGAGACAAGCAGAAGATGTCAGAAGAAAAAACACGCATAGACAAGAAGTGCTGGAAGGGCAAGAAGATTGGCAATCCCAAAACTAAAGTCAAGGGCGGCGTCAGAGTCAATAACTGTGTTCCCAAGGAATAAAAATGAAGTTTAGAGAAATCGCCTTACCCAAAGTAGTCGAAATACAGCGAATACCTCGTGCCTTACTGAACGAAGAAAGCAACCAGGAGGGTGGCAAGAATACTCACCTGGAGCATTTAGAAGATTTAATATTTAACAAAGGTTACAAAGGCGCCAAAGAGAGCATAGACTATCTGTACAGTGTGTTCGAAATGTTAAAAGGACATAGCAAAGACAAAACCAAAATGACTCGCAAATGGGATGGTGCTCCGGCTATATTTGCTGGCATCAATCCAGAGAACGGCAAGTTCTTTGTGGGCACCAAGAGTGTGTTTAACGCAGAGCCCAAGATCAACTATACACCTGCTGACGTTGACCGTAACCACGGACACGCTGAAGGACTAGCAAGCAAACTCAAAGTAGCACTAAAGTTTCTCAAGCCACTGAACTGGAATGGCAAAGTAGTACAGGGCGACTTCCTCTGGACGTCAGAGGACATTAAGTCTGGTACAGTGGACGGAGAAAACTATGTGATGTTTACTCCCAACACCTTAACCTATGCGGCACCTGCCAACTCAGAGCTGGGCAAACGCATAGCAAGCGCACCCATGGGTGTGGTATGGCACACTGAGTATACCGGTGGTCCCAGCCTACAAGACATGGCCGCCAACTTTGGCTTTGACCACAAACAACTGGGATCAAGCAACAAGGTATGGCAAACAGACGCTGGCATGCCTGACGTTGCTGGTACTGCTACACTTACCCAAGCTGAGTCTGACGCAGTATACAAAGCCATAGCAGAAGCAGACAACTACTGGGCAAGTTTAGACCCTGGTGTGTTTAACTGGCTTAACTCACCCGAGGGTGAAGATTTTAAAGTCAGACTCAAGAAGCATGTCAACGACAGAGTCAGAGCTGGTAGTTTTGGTGACCCACAGAAGTTTGCCAAAGAGTTCCTACAGGACTATCTCACATACCTACAGGGAAAAGCAGACAAGCTCAAGACAGAGAAAGGCAAAGAGCGTTGGGTACAGAAGCAGGTAGAGATTGCCAAGTACATCAAAGAACACGCCACCGACATGGCTACAACATATGACCTCTATATGAAAGTCATACAGGCAAAACTCATGCTTATCAGAAAGTTAGAGACTCTCACTGATCTCAATGTGTTTGCTCAGGATGGTGCTGACTTTGTTGTTACTGGCGACGAGGGTTTTGTAGCAGTCGATCACTTAGGCTCAGGCATCAAATTAGTGGACCGCATGGAGTTTAGCAGACTAAACTTTGGTTCAGGCAAGCCTGGGGCATAACATGGATTTACAACTCCTAGACACACTCACAGAAAGCCAACTCTATCGTAGCAATGCCATGGGCAAAGCATTTAAATCTGATAGTGTTGCCCAGTTATTGTTCTTAAACACACTGGCGCTTACATTAATGATTCAGGATCGTGCTCAGTTTAAATTTGCTAAAGAGTATGCTAGTAAGACTACAAATTATGGCAACTATCTGATGTTTAGAAATGCGGCTACTGATTTATATACCCTAGCGCACCATGTCAAATATCCCAACAGCAAAAGTTTAAAGTTACAGGATAACAAAAAGGGCGAGGATTATTTAAATTCACTAAGATTCGATGATAAAACACACTGGAAGATGATACAACGCATTTCTCGTGGTGACAAAAACCTTATCAATATACTCAATCCATATTTAATGAGATTAGAGACTCAGCTCAGGGTGCCTACCAGACTCAAAAGCCTTCGCAGAGAGATCACAGACTGGAGTTCAATGTCACAGAACAAGCGTGAACGTACTGTGGCAAAACTATACGACGAAATGAGGCGCACTGGTAAAACAGGCGAACTATTGCGTAGCATAGGCACCATGAACTCTTACAAGCAGTTTGATAATCCTGAAAAGTCAAGCGTATTAAAGAGAGCCGCCACCACAATCGCAGGGGCTGCCGCCGGCGCCGCGCTTGGGAGCAAAGCTGGCGTAAAGTTAAATAAAGATCCAGATAAATATAAGAAAGCAGGTGCTGGTATAGGTGCACTAGCAGGTTACTGGGCAGGAAAACAATGAAATTGTCAGAATTATTTGAGGACGCTGAAGCAAGCAACAGGGAACGAGCCTTCCAGGATGCCTGGACATCTGCGAGACCTTTATTAAAAGCCAAGGGCATTAATCCCAGCTATTATGGTAAAGTACAAAGCCGGGCGCATGAGCTTGCTCTGAGTTATGGCATGGACGTAGATGATTCCATTAGCACTGCCGCATCAGAAGTTTCAGCTAAAACTGGCATCGGATCACAAGCCGCTGATAAGTTTAAAAAATCTAGCATAGATAGTAAACGAACTCCGTTTAGTGTAACTAAGCCTTGGGCAAATCAACACGGCAGTGGTGGTGATACCAAGATCGATCAGTTTAAAAGAGATATTAGCGACATCGTTAAAAAAGATCCCTTCTCCGGCGAACTTAATACTAATAGCAAACGCAGAAAATAGCGTACACCAAAATTCCCTAAAAAAGATAAATAACTACATACTCGGGAAGTCCTGGGCAAAGATTTATAGAAATTAGGAGACTACAATGTCAACAGTACAAATCATGCTTGATCCACCTAAGGTAGTAGGTCAGATCAAAGAAAACGGCGCACCTAACAAGGATCAGTTCCTGACTGGTGCACTTATCCACTTAGAAATTAAAGACACCGACGGCGCTAACATCGCTGATTGGGGTAACGTAAACGGCAACGCTGAAGCAGTTCTTAGCGCATTGCAAATCATCGGCAATCCAGTAATCCTGGCTGACGACGGTGGTTCTGCTGGTGACGTAATTTACGCCGCAGTAGAAGTTAACGGCATCTCAGCAGATTCAGTAGAAGCTCAGATCCAAACACTTATCACAACTACTCCTTCGTTTGCTAATGTTGAAGTTCGTGCTGGTGCTTATGCAGTAGATGTTACTGCTAACGTTGAAGCATACTACAGTGTATACGGTTCTAACCCGCAGCCTAGCGTCCTTATCTCACCACCTGCACTTACAGGGCAGACTGGTGTACCCATGGATGACCCCAAAGGTTGGGATCAGATCGACTGGCATTAATTTACCAGCATGTACAACAAAGACCCTCGCTACGGCGGGGGTTTTTTACGAATAATTTTTCTGTAGATCTGGATAAATAGTCTTATCATTAGGAGAGAAATCCATGGCCACAATTAAATTTTCAGAATTCGACTCAGGGAACATCAGTGCTGTTGGTGCACTTTTGGTGGGGTTAGAATCCGGCATAAACAAGAAATTTACAGCTAGTGATCTAATTGCTGGTTTAGCGTCAGAATCTTATGTCGATGGCGAAGTATTGACACTACAAAATCAGATCACTAATAATGCAAATGATATTGCTAACATTGCTGATACAGATTCACAAACATTGTCTTGGGATCTAGCAACATCAGCATTATCAATAAGCAACGGTAACACTGTGGATTTATCAGGATTGCAAGTCAAGATTGACGCAAACTTTTCAAACATCAGTATACTTCAAAGTCAGGTAATTTCTCTAGATAGCAACGTGTCTGTCAACACAGGCGATATTGGTGTATTACAAGGCAATGTTATAAGCATAGAAGCAGAACTTGCTAACATTGCTGACACTGATAACCAAACATTGACATACAATGGTGCTACAGCTAATCTTAGTATTAGCAATGGTAACAATGTGATCCTGCAGGAAGTTTTGGACAATGCCGGTAATATTGCTGTGATGCAAGGTCAGATTAGTGACCTACAAGCAAACGGCAACATACAACTTTTAAGTTTAGATAATTCATCAAACGTATTAAGCATATCAGGTGGCAACACTGTAGATTTTACTACTGTATTGGCTGGAGGTGGTAGTATCGGAAGTGTGACAGGCGGAACAAACATCACAACAGTACCATCAGGTTCTGATGTAACAGTTAACTTGGATCCAAACATTAGTGTGTCAAGCCTGAGTGCCACCAATTTTGTTAACACTCAGTTTTTAACACTTGATAATATTAATGTAAATGCTAGTGCTACTGAGATTAACTATCTAGATGGTTCTACTCCAGGCACGGCTACAGTTAATAATGCAGTCGTACTTGATGCAAACAAAGACATTCAGGGAATTAATGAGCTCACATCTACTAATATAAATGTGACAGATGTTACATCAACTGGCAATATTGATGTTGGTAACATTAACGTAGATGATGATATATTATTAGGCTCAGGCACAGGCGGTACTATTACAGGTGCCGAGAGTATTTCAGCACAATCCTTACTAGCTATAGGCAATTTAAATGTGGCAGGTTACCTGGTAGATGGTATTATTGATGATGACACTCTGGCTACTGCTAGCGCAACCACACTGGCAACCTCAGAGTCTGTTAAAGCCTATGTTGACGCCAGCGCTGGCGGTAATTTTAATCCGTTAACGGATCAAATAGTAATTGGTAACGGTGCAAGTACAAGTGGTAACAGTGGAATTGCTATTGGCCATGACGCTGTAGCACTGCAAAACTGGACCACAGCAGTGGGAGCGTTTTCTGAAGCAACCGGTCAATATACAACGGCAATCGGAACTATGGCAGGTGCGTCTTCAACAACTGGAGCAGTCTACAGCACGTTTGTGGGCGATAATGCAGGAGCATTTTCTTCAGGGGGATTTGCAGTTGGTGTTGGCCAGACAGCGGCACAGAGCGGCAGCGGTAACCAAATTATAGGTATAGGAAGAGGTGCAGGCAGAGAGAACACTGCAGATAATAGTATTGCAATTGGTACATATTCAGGAAGTAGCGGCCACGGTGAATTTTCTATTGCTATAGGTTTTGAATCAGGCAAAAACGGTACAGCAGATAACACTATCGGTATTAATGCTACAGGCACAACGGTGGCCGTAGGTTCGCAGTTTGGTATAGATATCAGAACCAGTGCCGCAGGCTCATTAACTTATAATACTGCTAATGCATGGACATTTGGTTCGAACGTCACTGTTAACGGCACACTGGAAGCAGACCAGGTTGTAACCAACGGTGGTGTGATTTCTGGATTAATAGATCCTACCCAACCAGATCACGCAGCAAGCAAGTCGTACGTAGATGCTGAAATTGCCGGTGCTGGTAGCAGTTATGGAAACGCTAATGTAACTGCCTATGCCGAAGCAGGGTGGGCTGGAAACATCATACCTAGTGCCAATGTCACATACGACTTAGGAACTACAACTAACCGCTGGAAGGATTTGTGGTTGAGCGGCAACACAATACACCTGGGCGACACTTCCATAAGCGCAGATGATGGTGCGCTAAGTGTAGATGGCCTTGCCCTGGAAAATACATACGCGACAACTTCAAGCGTAGTAAACACAACCACTGAAGTATATAACAGCAATGGTGTTTTACCTGCTGATCCCAAGGGCATGGCAGTGGCTGATCCCAGCGGCGCTGGTGGATGGTATTGGAGTTCACCTGGTACTGGAGCAAGCCCCATTGGCTTAAACAGTTTCCAGTGGAAAATGTTCAATAACAACGGCCCGCAGACATATACTGTGGCTGACGTAGAATACCTATACATGATAGTAGACCTTTATACCGTGGGACAGGTGTATTTTAATATATACACTGGCACAGGACCCATACCTACTACATTTACATCAAGATTTAGTTTTACTCTGAACGGAGATTTTGCTAGCACTGGTAGATTCTTATTGTGGGCTAAACCACCAGGATCGACAACCACAGTAGACGACGTTGAAATTTATCCATTCCTGGAAAGGCTAGAACTTCCCTATGCGGCAGTTGCATCCTCAGGTCCACTACTTACATCAGAACCCATCAAGAGTGTTAACGTACAAACCAGAACAAGTCCAGCACTTACTGCGGGTGAAGTGGAGTTTAACCTCAAGAACGTGGGTTACAAGGTTAAAGGTGGTTACATCCAAAACTTTGATATGGATATCTATAATCCTTTCGATCAGGGTGTCAGCACAACTGATACTCCAGAGTTCCAGGGTGTCACAGCAACCACTGGTACAGTAAGACTTGCTAGCCTTACTACCACTGAGCGAAATAATTTAACACCAGTTAACGGTGACATGATTTATAACACCACTGACAGCAAGTTACAGGGCTATCAAGCAGGTGTTTGGGTTAATTTAGACGGATCGTAATAAAATTCATGGAGTCTGTTCAGACTCTAGCTTTACTCTGAGTGTAAATTCGATAAATAGTGTAAAGGTAATACACACATGACAGACGATTACATAGTACAGAGCCAAGGAGTTCGCAGAGGTGGCGCATATGGTGCAGAGCTTCTGACAGGCAATATAGATTATTTTACTCTGTATACCAAGCTTGATATAACTGCATCTGGCGATTACAGAGATCACACACAGAAAGATTTTGATATGATAATACAAGTAATTGGTTTAAGGGCAATGCCAATAATTTTAAATACGCCAGTTAAGATAAATGGCATAGGACAAAGTAAGATTGAAGCTTATGGAGCGCCTAGTATTACTGGCAAGGGTTGGATATTTAAGTTTGCGTTTGAGCGTGAAGGGGTGCATAGTATAGATACACTAAGTTCAGAATTAAATGGCATAGTGTTAAATGGGGGCACCATAGACACCAAAGACGTTATTAATATGGAATTTACTAAACAGGATATGTTGTAATGGCTACGGAGAGCACAGATAAACAAACAGATAAACAGGCAGACATTCAGCTGCTATATGCAGAACAAAGTCGCATGGACGCTCATGCAGTTAATGTCTTGTTGAGATTAGACTTGCTCGTAACTGAGTTGCGAGAATTTAAAAAAGATTCTAAAGATCGCATGAATAAATTTGAAACCTGGATAGTAGGCATGGTTGCGATCACACTTACATCGCTTTTAGCTACAGTGGGCGGCCTACTAATGAGACTATTATGAGATATGTAGATTTATTGATTGAAGATAACTATGATGACTATCTGCCAGAAGAGTTTACCATCAAAGGGCCCATGGGAAACTTTACATTTACCAGAACCCATAATATATCTGAGTCCTCTATAGAGGAAGCAGAGTATCAGGGCCGTAAGGTACAACTCAACAAGCCCATGGCTGGAGATGTAGCCAAGAGCAAGGTATATGTCAAGGATCCCAAGACAGGCAATGTCAAGAAGGTAAACTTTGGACACGGCGGGAAGAAGGCTAAAAAAGCAGGACAAAAGACTATGAAAATTAAAAAGTCGAATCCAGGCGCTCGTAAGAGCTTCAGAGCCAGACATAACTGCGACAATCCGGGAAGCAAGCTAAAGGCGAGATATTGGAGCTGTAAAGCATGGTGATTTATAAGTTTACCAATAAGGTAAACGACAAGTCATACATTGGTTATACAAAGTATGATATTGAACACCGTTGGGAACAGCACTGTAAGTTGGCTGGAAAAGATGCTGACAACAGAGCCTTCTATAATGCTCTGAGAAAGTATGGCACAGACTGCTGGAACAAGGAAGTGCTTACTATTACCAGTGACGTATCAGAAGCAAAGAAGTTAGAAGGAGAATACATAACAGAGTTTGACTCCTACAATAACGGATACAATAATACATTGGGCGGTGATGGGTTCTCAGGCAAGCACAGAGAAGAGTCAAAACGCAAAACAAGTCAAGCATTAAAGGGCGTCCCTAAAAATTACGATCGCAAAGCAATGGGATTAACTCTGTCAGAAGAGACAAAGCAGAAGATATCAAAAGCACACACTGGTATGAAAAAGCCCTGGGTAAAGTGGAGCAAAGAACAGATAGAAACGCGAGCACTTACTCGCAGAAGTTTAACACGTGAGCAGTATGATGAAATACATGCGTTGCGTAGCCAAGGCAAACTTATAAGAGAGATTGCCAGTGTCACTGGTCATAGTGATGCTATAGTTAAGAAATGGCTCAAGAGAGATTGGGACCTATGAGATTAGACGAAGTCACATCAGATAGTATTACTGAAGCTCGCATGGTATGGCGCAAGCAGGGCAACAAGATTGTTAGAGCTGTGAGATGTACTGGCGGGCCTCGCAAAG